CAAGTGGCTCAAGATCCATGTGGCCAACTGCGGCGCGTTCAAGGACGAGAACAAGGTCGGCATCGACAAGAAGTCATTCGAGGAGAGAGTGAAATGGACGGACGACAATCTGAGCCGGCTTGTGGCGCTTGTGGAAGACCCCCTGGGGACCAGTGCAATTTCTGCCGATACTATCAGCTGGACCGAGGCCGACAACCCGTTCCTGTTCCTCGCAGCGTGCCGGGAGCTTGTGTCTGCCCTAACTGTGGGTCCGAGCTACGTCTCGCACTTGCCGACAGGCTGGGACGGTAGTTGCAACGGGCTTCAGCATCTCTGCCTGATGACCAGGGACACCCAGGGACGCCTCGTCAACCTCACGAACAACGAGGAGCCGCTCGACGTCTACCAAGTGGTGGCCGATCTGGCCAAGGAGCTGATCGAGGCGGACAAGGGCAACATGGAGTTGTTCGGCAAAGCGGACGACGACAAGCCCGAGCGCAAGACCTACGCCACCCTCAGCAAGCTCGCTGAACTGGCGCTGGCGTTCGGTGTCGACCGCAAGCTCGTGAAGCGCAACGTGATGACCTTCAGCTACGCCTCGAAAGAGTTCGGCATGTCCGAGCAGCATTTCGAGGACACGATGGCCCCGCTTGAGCTGAAGCTGCTCAAGAAGGAGATCGAAGCGCATCCGTTCGGCGACGACGATGACGAGTGGCGCCTTGCCTCTCGCTATCTGGCCAAGCGTGTACTCCAGGCGATCAAGACTGTCGTGAAGCTCCCCGCCCAGGCGATGGAGTTCATGCAGATCCTTGCGAAGACCCTGGCTCACGAGGGCAAGCCGCTGCAGTGGGTCACGCCTGCTGGTGTGACGTGCATCAACCGCTACCACGAGAGCACCACCGAGCAGGTAGCGCTGTTCTGCTACGACAGGGGCGTCAAGGTGCGCACGCGTATCACCGTTGCGACTGGCTACGAGAAGCCGATTGCGAAGGATAAGGCGGCGGCCGGCGTTGCCGCAAACCTGACGCACTCCATGGACGCGTCCCACCTCCTCTTGAGCGTGGGCAACGCCATCGACGAAGGCATCACCGACATCGCCACCGTGCACGACAGCTTTGGTTGTCTGGCATGTGACGCGCCTCGGTTCATCGAGATCATCCGCGAGACACTCAAGCGGATGTACGAAGACCACGACGTGCTCACCGAACTCTACGAGAGCGCGAAGGCCGACCTCACGCCCGCAGGTCAAGAGCGTCTGCAGAATGAGCTGCAGAAGCATGGTTTCAACGACGGGCCGCCCAAGAAGGGCGAACTGGACATCACGGAGATCCTACGTGCGAAATATGCGTTTGCCTGATTACGACACTGTCCGCTCGCTCTCGCATAACGAGCGCGTGTGGAATGCTCTGATCCCCCAAGCCGCCGTCGAGTTCAAGGTGGTCCCCGATGTTGGCGTGCGGTACCTGCACGCTACCAAGGGCTGGAAGTGGGTCGGCAAGAAGCGCTTCGCGATCCGCGGGGTGCTGTGAAGTGGCCATCCGCATGACGGTCAACGACTTCATGCTGGAGGCCACGCGCATCGACAAGGAGCTACGGGAGCTAGTGAAGGGCCCCGTGCTCCGCATCAACAGCACACTCATCAGCCAGTACCGCGACCTTAAAGAGAAGCGCCGCGGCTACGTGCAAGCCATCCAAGCCTATCAACCCTGAAGGGACATCCCATGGAATACCAAGCGAAGCATTCGTCTCCCGACCGCGTCTTCCGTGCGGCTGTCCTCAATGGCGTGCCGATCCCCGAGCAGGCCCGCGCGGTCCTTGAGGCCCGTGGTGTCGACACGGCCGAGCTGGAGCAGCGTATCCGCCAGCAGATCGAGTGGAGGCACTGATGTTCAGGACGTTCATCCTCAACGAGCCCGATGGCGACTACGTGACCTACGCGCAGCAGTACACCCACTACGGCACCGACGATGTGTACCCGGTCTGGTACGTCAAGTCACAGTGGCTGATCCCAGGTACCGAGCTGGAGGACTGATGCCCTCCTACCTCTACTACGTGGGTGACCCTCTGCCCGAGCCACAGCACCAGTGGCACACCGACCACCTCTACTCGACCAAGCAGACCCCTCGCGGGTCTGTTGTCGTTTTAGGGGACCGCATCATCTCCGAGCACGAGATGCCCACCGCAATCGCCCAGCAGACCGCTGATTGGCTCAATCATAGCAGGAAGTCCGCATGACCACCGCACTGAACACCGCTGACTGGCACGCAACGATGGCGCTCAAAGCCTACCGGAAGCGGGACTACGAGACCTACGTGCGGCACATCCGCATCGCTGACTTCCTGCGGGGGCTCTGATGGAAGGTCCGTACACCGTCGTCCCCAACAACAAGGGCGGGGGCCGAGGCTACGACGTGGTCCGCACGGTCCCCACCGTGGTCGCCACCGAACTGAGGCTTGGCGAAGCAGATGCTCTCGCCTTCGCTCTCAACACGCAGATCCGTTACATCGAAGGGAAGCTGAAGTGAAGTTCAGGAAAATTGCAGCCGGGGCCATGGGCCAGCTCAATGCCACGGACAACGAGGATGCGCAGCTGATCATCGACAGCTACCGCAGCACCCCGAAGGATGCCCACAGCGACTACCGCTTCGTGGTCATGCTCGACGGAAAGGTCTTCGGCCTCTCGCACAAGAACGGGCGCAAGCTCGCCATCGCAATCCTCAAGGAGCTGTCCAAGTGAAGATGAAAAACCGAGCCACCATCCACATGGGTGCCAGCAAGTTCACCGTGAACGTCAATGACGGCCAGGGTAACCCCGTGGAGTTCGACCTGTACGCCATGAACAAGGACCAGCGTCGCGACTTCACCAAGCAGTTCGTGAAGGCGTATCGCGAGAGCTGATGTTCGAGCACATCTTCGTCGCCTACATGGCGGCGATCCTCCTTATCGGCGCCCTGGGGTGCCTTGCAGAATAGGATCGACCAATGCTGAGCCGTCAAGAAATCTTCAACACCGTCGCCACCAAGCTTCTCGCGCAGGGCGTCGCCTCCGCTTCGCCGGATGGCAGATGCCTCTACCGTGGTCCGAGTGGCACCAAGTGCGCTGCCGGCCATCTGATCCCGGACGAGAAGTACAGCGATGCGCTGGAGCACAAGCCTGCCAGCAGCGAAAGCGTCGTGCAGGCTATGGGCATCGACCCCTTCGACAAGTGGCTCGTGCGTGAGATGCAGAGTGCTCACGATGACGATCTGCGACTTCACGGCATCGACGCGTGGAAGACGAAGATGCGGTACATCGCCGGCGACTACCAGCTCGACGCCTCGATCCTCGACTGAGACCAATGAAGCGACTGCTGCTGACGGGGGCCCTGGTGGCCCTCGTTTCATTTGGCCCTGCTGTGGCCAACGCAGGCCCGTCCTGCACCATCTACTATCCCCGAGGTTTCCACGTGCCCCACGGGACCAAGAAGAAGCCGCTGAAGATCTGCACTGGCGGTGACCTGCAATCAACCTGGGGCACCTGCGTGTCCCGATTTACGGCCTAGGAGCCAACGACTGATGTTCTCCAAAATCTGGAACTACCTCGTCAACGTCGAGCAGACTGTTGTCCACGACGTCGAGGCCCTCATCGCCGACTTCACGAGCACCATAACCAAGCTCGAAGCCGCGGCAGAAGCCAAGGCCAAGGAAGCCCACGCCTTGACCCAAATCTCTATCGCGGTCGAGCAGCAGGCTGACGTTGCGTTCGCTGCGTCCGAGAAGGCCACCAAGGTCGCCGGCCAGATCAAGGCGCTGGTCTCCTGATGGCCAAGAGAGTGAACGTACCGGCACGCCTGAACGTCATCCCGTTCACAGGCGGCCTGCTGTTCGTCGTCTACGCGTTCTTCTGGCCGGAGGGCTACGGCGCGTGGCTCGGCACCATAGTCAAGTCATTCCGCGCCGCCTCTGGCATCTAAGTGTCGGCCGACACCATTCTCCTGATCGGCGGCATCCTAACGGTGCTCGTCGTCATTCTCTCTAGCATTTGAGACCACACGCTTTTCAATGACCAAGAAGATTAACGCTACTCTGCCGAAAGGCACCCTTGTCTTCCCGAAGCTCAACAAGCCGGATGACTTCAAGGGCAAGCGCACGTTCAAGACCCGCATCAAGTTCGACGACGAGGCGCACCGCAAGGTGGACGCGTGGTTGCGCAAGGGCGCCAAGGAGCTGGGACACCCCGAGGCCAAGCTGCCCTGGTACAAGGACAAGAAGACCGGCGAGCTGACGCTCAAGGTCGCCTCGGGCGAGAAGTACCCCCCGGCTCTCCTCGACGCGAAGGGCAAAGAGATCCCGCGCGCCAAGGTCGAGGTCGGTGGTGGCACCATCGCTAAGGTCGACGTCAACCTCTCGTATTACGAGGGCTTCGGTGGCGGCTTCAATCTGTACATGAACTTTGTGCAGATCATCGAGCTGAAGAAGAAGGGCTTCAACGTCCAAGAGGAGGAAGGCTTCTCCTACGAGGACGACGGTGATGACGGTGAAGACACTGAGGCGCCGAAGACCAGCACCGACTTGGACGATGATATTCCTTTCTGAGGATGTCTAAGCCCGCACTCACAATCGAGCCTGAGTATCGCTCAAAGCTCGAAAAGGATGTCGCGGAGAAGCTCGCCGCAGCCGGTGTGGAGTTTGGCTACGAAAGCCGCCACGTTCACTACACCGTGCCTGCGCGCGAGGCCCGATACCTCCCAGACTTCTCGTTCGAAGGCTGTCCGATCATCATCGAGCCCAAGGGCCGCTTCGGCGGCAACTACGAGGGCTTCGGTGGTCGACGGATGGTCGGCACCAAGGACGCAGCGGTCAAGGAGAGACAGAAGTTCATCCTGCTCAAGGAACAACATCCCGAGCTGGACATTCGCTTCATCTTCTCACGCGCAGCAACCCCGATCTACCCGAAGAGCAAGACCAGCTACGGAAAATGGGCCACGGACCACGGTTTTCAGTGGGCCGAGAAAACCATGCCGGATGCCTGGGCTGAAGAGATCAAAGCCTACCTGAAGCAATCCAAAAAGAGGAAGTAACGACATGTACGACACGCTCACCATTGGTGCCCCGTCGCTCTCCACTGATCTGACGCTGCCGCCCCAGGCCCGCAAGGTGCTCGCGCATCTTGAGAAGCACGGCGACATCACGCGTCTCAAGGCCGACAAGGTCTATGACATCGTGAACCTGCCCGACTGCATCTACCGACTGAAGCTGGCCGGATACGACATCATCACCGAGCGCCCCGTGGATGATGGTGGCGTGCGGTACGTGCGTTACGTTTTGGCCTGATGTCTTCCTGCACTAAGGGGGCGTGCCCATGCGGCACGTCCTCTGACGCTTTTGCGACATATGCCGACGGCAGCGGGAGCTGGTGCTTCAGCTGTAACGATCCGAAGAACTTCAGCCAAGCAGGTAAGGTGCGAGAACAAGAAGACGACTTCGCAGAGAAGCCTAAGAAGGCATTTACGCCCATCAAAGGCCACTACGCCGATCTGACGGCCCGCGGCATTTCGGAAGAGACCTGCAAGAAGTGCGACTACCAGATCGGCGAGACGGACAGTGGCAAGAAGGTCCACATCCAGCTGATCAAGGACGACAACGGCCGGCTGATCGACCAGAAGACCCGCGACAAGGACAAGCAGTTCGCGTGGGTTGGCGGTAGCAAGTACGCCGGCATCATCGGCTCGTGGTCCTGGCCTGCCAAGGGCAAGTCCGTGGTGATCACCGAGGGCGAGCTGGACCGCATGTCGATCTCGCAGGCCTTCGATAACAAGTGGCCCACCGGAAGCCTTCCCAACGGCGCCTCAACGGCCAAGAAGGCCATCCTGGCGGACTACGAGAAGCTCTGCCGCTTCGACAGCATCATCCTGTGCTTCGACAATGACGCGCCCGGACAGGAGGCCCTCAAGGTCGCCTGTGAGACGCTCCCCGTGGGCAAGGTCAAGATCATGACCCTGCCGAAGAAGGACGCCAACGCGGTCCTCATGGACAAGACCATGGGCCCCGCGGTGCTCGTGCGCGCCTTCTGGGACAGCACGCCCTACAGGCCCGATGGGATCCGTGACGGCTCCGACTTCTCCGTGACGCGCATGAAGCAGAAGAGGAAGCAGGGGGTGACCCTGCCGTTCCCCAAGCTCAACGAGATGTGGGCGGGAGACCGTGACGGCGAGGTGACGACCATCATCGCGGGCTCCGGTATTGGCAAGAGCACCATCGCGCGCAACATCGCCTACCACGTTCGGATGGAGCACGGCTTCAAGATCGGCAACATCTTCCTTGAGGAAGACAACGACACGACCGTGAAGGC